GGCAAAGAAACTATTGTTGACTTCAAACAAGCTAACCGTCCGAAAAAACAAGAATGGATCGAAGACTATTATTTACAAATTGCCATGTACGCAATGGCCCACGACTACGTCTACGGCAGTAAGATCGAGCAAGGAGTTATCATGGTCTGCACGCCTGATTTATATTATCAAGAATTCAAAACAGAAGGTGCAAGCCTTCGAGCCTGGAAGCACAAGGCATTAAAACGAATCGATATGTATAATGAACTTATACACGATGAGAAAGAGAGAACCAAACCAATGAAAGTGGAGGATTTTACAAATGAACGATAAACTATTTAGAACCATTCTAAAGAGATATGAAGCTGAAATTGAAGACGCTAATTACAAGATTGAAGCTATATGTGAACATAATTTGGTGATACCAGAGCATGTTGATATTACAGGTGAAATAGATAAACAGCTTGAACGTATAGCAGGAGCTGAGGATAAGTTGTCCGCAATGAGGAAATATTATGGCGAAAAAAAGGCAGATAAAGCAATATTGTGATAATTATGCCACAATTGTGGTAATTATACCACACCATAATGACAGTGCATATGTATGGTAAAAAAAATAAAAAAAAAAATAAAAACTACTCTAGAAATAATGTCATTCTGTCACTTTGAGCTATTAGTGTTGGTATACAACAATAATGTATGCCAAAATGTTGTAAAAAAAAGTGTCAGGTGACAGATTATTTTGTCACCTATGGCAATATCTCAGTTTGCCTATGCGCGCGCGATACAAATTTCTGGAAAAACTGATTTTTTTTAGATACATATACAGAATATGAAATCCAAAAACAAATCCAGAAGAATTAACAGCTACACTAAACCAAAGACTGTTAAGCAACACGTACCATTTCCATATAAACGTGTACGAATCGATTGGATCGATATCATCACTGAGGGCGGCTGGGGTAGTGAGAAAGAATTTAAAGATATGAAATTAGCTACACCGGTAAGTGAGGGTTGGTTGTTTAGTAAAGATGATGAAACGGTAAGAATTTTTGCCGGGTATGATGTAGAAGCTGATGGTTCTATTCACTTTTCTGAGCGGTCGGTTTTTCCAACTTCTTGTGTGAAGAAGATAACTCGGATTCATTAACTTCAATTGCCTCAACAACTTCAGCATCATCACTCAAAAGACTTGCGTAATCTTCTTCGATTTGTGCCATTTTCATTTCTAGTTGTTCTTCTGTCATATCTTCTAATTTGCCATGTTTTATTATTTTTCTGTCTATGTATAATCCTCCTGCCTTTCCACGATTTGTTTCAGCGTTTACGGCTGCAGAGAAAGAATTCTTTTTCAAAGCTAGATTCTTAATTCTTGCTAATTCTGCTATATGGTTTTCGTACGTCACACCAAATTTTAAATCTCTTTCTTGTTCTAATTCATCTTTGTATTTGACAACCAATGGTGACTGTCTTGGGTTAGTTAGTTCTGCTCCTTCTTGACGTGCTCGTTTGACTGAGTATCCGGCCAGCTCTGCTGCTTCAGCTTTGTTTACAGGACCATCTGGTCCTCCAAACACAAGGTATTGGCAAAACCTTTTCTGCATTTCTGTTAATCTCTTTGGAACTCCCATGTTGACTTTTTAAGGTAACTATCCTATAAAGTCAATATATGAAAGTACACAGAACTACAGATGAAATAGCTTTATTGATTAAAGAACACCAAAAAGAAATTTGGGAATACAAACAAAAAGAATCTGAATGGGTCAAAACAAAAAATTTAGCTGATGGTTATAAGAAAGTAATTGAAGAATTAAGTAATAAGTTAGTCGATCAGTTAAGAATTATATCTGAATTAGAAAAAGAAATTGAAAGACTTGTTGCAGAAAATAAAAAATGAGAGTAAGAGATTTACAACAATTTTTAGAATCATTTACAGCTAGAGATAAATCTTCATCTGGTCAAGGTAATGCCATTAGTGATGCTGTTATCTATGTTGAAGTAAATGGTCAACTACGAGAGATTAAAAAAATGGAAGTACACGAGAACAATCAGACTATATTTGGACTACGTAAAAACCATCACTCTCATCGTCTTGTCATGAAAGTTGGAGAAGCATCAAGCATAATTATACCCGATAAGTTGCGTTAGAGCGTGTTGTGGTTACCTTGAAAAACATATGGGCCCAGAGGCAAAATTTTACCAACAAATCAAAAAAAATTTTAAGTCATTTTCACTTATTCGACTTGAAAACTCTAGCTTACTTGGTACTCCTGATCTATTGGTCTATAATACTTCTAGGCACTTTTGCACTATAGAATTAAAGGTTACTAAAGGTAACAAAATCCGATTTAGCCCGCACCAAATTGCGTTCCATGTGAAGCATCCTGACAATACTTTTATCATGGTAAAGGCCCTCGGTCCTTTACCCAAGAAAACTTCTTCAGTTTTCTTGTTCCGTGGTTCAAGAATCAAGGAGCTTGCTGCTTGTGGCTTGACGCTTGATCCCTGTGCTTGTGGCTTTACCGCTTGTCGCTTGATGCTTGAGAACCTGAACTAGGTTCTGGTTTGCTTGAGGCTTGTTGCTTGAGGCCCGGACCAGGGCGAACGCTACCATTACACCCGTCGGCTAAAGTTAAGCTAATTGCCTGGTCCGAATTGTGAAGCTCGTTCGTCGGCAAACAACCCGGGACTCTTCGAGCTTCTTTATTACGTAGTTTGCGTAATTCTTTATAATATTTTGGATGTTTAAATACGTGCATTAATGTTTACCGTAACTAACTACTTTTACAGCAGGATCCCAACATTGTCTACAGTCGCCACACTTGCCGCCCTGCTGCGGTGCTGGACATGTCGCGTCCTTCTCTACAACCATCGATGAGTTGGGCCAGGTATCGTTGCGCTGCCCAATCATTGGAGGAGAGAACCGGATAACAAGATTGTCAGGCTTGCTGGCCAGGTGGTCCTTGATCCATGCTTCACGGGTTGGCATCCAGTGCTTAGTGTCCGGCGTCTGCCTGCATACTTCATAAATTTTGTTAAGATGGTCCAGATCCTGGACGTCTCCGGCATCGTGCCATCTAAAATAAGTTGACCGCTTCACCTGAGCTGTCATTGCTTCAATCCAGCGGCTGTCTTGTAATGATTTTAATCTTACATATTGAGCTGCTTTGATTGCTTTGTATCTTGTGTAATTTCCTTTTAATGCATAACACATTGAACAGACTGAGCCCTTAACCTTCCTGAGCTTCGAGCCGGTTTTGCATTCCCACGCTGGCAGGCTGTAACTTAGCCCAGGCATTTTGCTTGTCCGGGTTAAGCTGCCAGTAATTTCTTTTGCGTCTTTTACTTTCATACTTTCCTATCCTTTAAATTATAGGATACAATAACATTATAATTTAATCTTGTCAAGCTTGCGGCTTGTTGCTTGCAGCTTGCGGCTTGGTGCTTGTAGCCGTTGGCCGCTAGCCAGCGCCAGTGCTGCACTAAAATTTTTTGTCTTTGAAATCCAGGTCTCCTACTCATAAATTTTTCCTTTCTAATAATGATCAGTCACTATGCTACGAGGGTTAGTAACGCGAGATCTATAGTTACATTGTCAACCACTGGGTATTACGCTTCCCCTTGTTATAGTGTTTTATCTCCACAGTCATTAATGACTGATCCTGGATCTAACACAGTTGAAAATATTAGATCCAGGATCAGTAGGGCTGTCCGGAATTAGATCACCCTCCTACTGATCCCAGGTCCATTGGATTGAAGCCCAGCGGCAATTGTTTACCGGCTAGCCAGGGCTTATCAGGAATAACCCTGCCAATAGACCAGGGATCAGTACTGGTCCAATGGCTATCTTCCAGGACCAGTCTAACCCTACTTGCTTTTGTAGGTGCAAGTCCCCAGAATATTTATAGTTTTGAGTGGCGATAAATATTCAAATGAGGCCAACAAATCAAATATAATGCTTGACTATCCTATTGTCAAGTGTTAAAACAAATTAATTTTAAATTAACTAGAAAGGTAAAAATGAGTAAAATAAGAATGAATACAGAGTTAAGAAACAAACTCTTTAATAAAATAAAAAATGTCTTTGAGAATGAGGACACACAGGAAAGAGAGGCTTTCTTACAGGCAAGAGAAGATGTTGACAATAAATATGAGTTAGCACACGAACTTGCAAAAAAAGTTGTTGAAAGATCATATCCACCAGAAGATGTTGCAGTATTAAGACAATTCAAAAAGAAATATGGTCAACCTTGTGATGTTGTAGCAAAAGATAAATGCTTTTACTTTTCACATAACGAAGATGTTGATGATGAGGGCGAAACAAAAGAAACTAAATCACATTTTGATTTTGGTTTGTTTGGCAATCTAAATGGTAGTGAGTATAGTAATGAAGACGGAAAGAAATTTGCCGTTGCTTATTACCGAGAAGAACTAAAAGCAAAAGATTGCAACCCAGATATCTATGCACAACAATCCGAGAACAAAGATAATCCACACAAAACAAAACATGTTGACGAGTGTATGAAAGCATTAGGTCATGGACATGGAAACTATGATGATGACAATATTGGTATGGCAAAAGAGTTTGACAATCCATACTATCTTGATGTCATTGGAACATCTTATTGCAGATCAAGAGCAATAGCTTGTACTAAAGATGAGTACCAAGCATTTGAAACTTGGCGAATTGCAAAAGGCAATCTAGTTTCTAAACACCAAACGTGGATTGATACAATTCAAAAACAATGCGATCAGTTAAAGATTGGATTGAAAGCATACAGGTATCTATCAGAGGGTATTGAACTTGCAACAGAACTTGGAATACAGGTTGATGAGGCAGAGTTAATTAGAACTAACTCAACAGGTTTGACTATCTATAATCCGAGCAATCTTGCTAGTATGATTAAAGGTATGAAGAATAAACATCAATCAAGAGAGGCGAAAATATTGGCTAGAAAACAATATGAAGAAAGTCTAAATTAAGACTTGACAATGTAAGGGATATCCCATAATATCCCTTACATACAAATAGAAAGGTATAATATGGAAAACAACACAACATTTAAAATAACTTATTATTCTAATAAGGATAAAAAACACATAACAAGAAATGCAAAGTGGACGGACAAGTGCAGATTTTGGACTAGCAAACAAGGTGCAAAATTAATGACATACTTTGACATGGACGCAGATAATTATAGAACTGCCAAAGGCAGTTGGAAAGTGAGGTACTAATGTTGAAAGCATTTTACTTTGCATTGCATTTTGCAGTAATCTTTTTAGGTTTACTTATTGCAGTTCATCATGACATGACTTTGGGATTAATAATCTCTGGATTTTTTGCATGTAAATGGTTCTTTATGTTTCCACAAGTTGAGGGTAGAGATCAAAATGAAAGACTAAGAAGATATGAAAGACAACACCAACAATGGTTGAAAGGGGGCAAATAATGCCAAATAAACATTTTTGCCAAGGACCATTCTGCCACGAAAAAACCACCCAAGATAGATTTCTAAAATCTCGTGGGGTAATTCGTGGACGATATGCAATGTGGGATAGAGATAGTCAAAGTAGCTATTCAGCAAGAGCAAAATACTTTTGCAGTACTCGTTGTGAGTCTGAGTGGTTAGATGATAATATGACTTTAATTGAAATGAGAATACCAGTTCCATTTATTACACACAGACGAGAGAGCCAAGGTTATCACAAGGTAACCAATGACACTCGTTGGGGTGCAAGTCATAGTATTGAAAGGGTTGACAATAGGACCGAAATAGAGTAGGATTATCCTATAACAGAAAGGTAATATGAAAACAAACACAGACAACAAAACAGAAGAACGTAAGAATAGATTCAATGGCGAGTCTATTATGTTAACCAAGGAAGAGTCTATCATTCATGATAGAATATTCATGAATGAGTTAGCAGCTACACTAGAGGACCAAGACGCAGGCGTCGACGGTACGTCAAAGCTTTGGGACAAAGTACGTAAAGACATTAACTACTTCAGACAGCATAACGCTGAAGCATACATGGTGTTACTAGATTAACACCAACCTTTCTGCCCTGGCGCTAACGCGCCAGGGCGCACGTAACATGGACCGATAGAGGTACCACACACAATCTCAATAAACTTTGCAACTATATAAACGATCCCCCTTTTTTGTAAAAGGGGTCCCACTACTCTAGGTTGTATTGCTTGTTTTAGACAGATAAGGGTGGTATAATACTTTTCCACTGTTAAAAAGGTGCAAAAAATTTTTTAAAAAATTTTTATGAAACAAAATATAGATATAAATAAACTACCTTCC